AGCGGTAGGCCAGTCGACGCGTGGTCATACCCGGTCATCTTCTGGATGTTCATCGTCTGAACAAAGATTGAGGGGCCAGGGTCAACGGCGACCTTGTTCGTGTCGGTGCTGTTCGACGTTGCAATCAGGGCCAGTGTCGGGAGGCCAGTGTTGACCACGGTGCTAGTGCTGAAGGGCGCAACGCCTACGTCCACGTCCCACTTAAAAGCCCACAAGGTCAGCGGGTCGTTGGTGTCCGATAACTCATAGCCGCCGCCGTCTTCCATCCACCACGTAAGATCATAGGACGGGTCGTCAGGCGGGTAGATCGGGTACAGGTCGCCGTTGTTCCGCGTACCGCTCGGGCAGATTTGCACCTTGTTGGCGTACGCCTGCATAATGCGGGTGTCAGCGCCGGACTTGATGATAGGCATGGGGCCTGCCGTGTAGCCAATGGCGCCCACGCCGATCTGAAGATAGCGGGTTCCGTTGATGCTGACGATTTGACACTGGAAGGGAAGAGGCCGACCTCCCGTGCCGTCGCCGTAGACCAGCTGCTCGGGGAGGCTTGAGTTGCCTAGGACAAACTCAGGGGCGAAGACAAGCGCGTCGCCGATGGGAGGAGTCCACGGCTTATCGATGTCCAAGGACGTTCCCTGGCTAGAGGACACAAAGTTAAAACCATTCCCAGGCTGGATGGTCATGGCTTAGATGTTGACGTAAACGCTCGAGTCCCAGCCAACCCTTGAATAGCGGATTTCGTACATGACTTTATAAAGTGAACCGAACTCCTCGACGTTAACCTGCGAAAGGAGGTTGCTGTTTCCCCCACCAGATCCAGCGCCGACGATTGCCCAGTCTGGGATTAGGGTCCAGGTGCCGAAGTCTGTCGTGGCTGTTGCCGAGTTTAGGTAGCCCAAGATGTCGATAACGTAAGACGCGTCCTTCATGTAGATGACGCCAGAATAGGTTGTCGTGGTGGCAAGGTAATTGGTCTTGCCGTAGTAGTTAGGGTAGTCCGGGTCGACAAAGCCAATGAACCGGCCACCAAGTTCGGACTCAAAGCAGGCGCCATTGTCGCCGATGTAGGACTGCTTCTTTGAGATGATGATGGTCTTGCCAGAGATGACTTGAGTAACGAAGTCTGCCGGGTCTTTAATCTCTACCAATGGACCGAGATCAGACTGGACGTAAGCCGTGCCGGCGATTGGCCCAGTGGTAAATGACAAGTCAAAGTTAAAGAAGTTTGGATGCGTTGTCAGGTTCTCGGTCGTCAGGCCGTTGGCCGAGGAGGTGTTTGCTAAAGTGTATTCACCAGCGTTGACAGCCGTATCGATGCCGACGTAGTCGACGGTCAATGTGGCGATGTCGAGCGTGTCCCAGCTGACCTTCCACTTATCGAGTTTGAGATAGGAGTAAGCTGCGTCGGGGTGTGCGTTGCCCTTGACCGCGAACGCGTCGATGTCGAAAGTGGTGTCGACCTTGAAGACGGTTGTCGAGGTGTTCAGGCCGAAGCCGTCACTTACCACTGTCCAGCCTGGCTGGAGTAGGGCAGTGGTTAAGGGGTTGCCGTTGATTACGATAGCCATAAAGTTAGAGTAGGTAGGTAGTTATATTATTTACCCGTGAGCATAGAGGCCCGTGAGGGCGTTGAGGATGTAGAGTCTTTAGTAAAGTCGACCGGCACGCCGCCACCAGTAGCGGGTCGGGCGATGACTTCAAGGAGGGCGGTCTGCTTGCGGGCCTCTTCGAGCTGAGACATCATCGCTTCCATGACCGGGTTAGCACCTACGCCAACCACGTTGGAGAAACCAGCGGGGCCTTTGAAGGTTGTGTCCCCCTTGTTTTTATCTTCAAAAATGGGCTGATAGGCTTTGCCCTCTGGAGATGCAAGGAAAGCCTTGAGGGCCTCATCCTGAAATTGTTTTTCGTGGGCCAGAGTCTTGAAATATAGCGCCTGTCCTTCTGGGTCGGTGATGCCCTTTCGATTGGCATATTGGCCGGCAAGGTTGCTGCCCTCTTTCGTATCCATGAATTGACGCGCAAGTTCAGCCTTACCTTGAAGCACGGATTTTTGCTCGTCCTCGGTTCGTTTCTTTGCCGCAAAGAAATTAGCCGCCTTCTTCTCCTCGTCCGTTGCGTAAATGGTTTCACCCTTAGCGAGAAGATTAAGGCCGTCCTGGGCATCCTGCTTTGCCTTGGCGAGTGCTTCGGAGATAAACCCGATAAGATTATTCACGATGACCAGCGGGGCGACGAAGGCGAAAGCGATGTCCTTGAAAGCGGTGCTGAACTTCCTTTGAATACCTTCTATCTGCTTCTCGAAAGACACGGTCGCCTTCTTTGCCTTATCCATTGCGTCCGGGATGTCGGACGTGGTCGAGATTTTTGCGGATAGTTCTGCGTCGGCCATAGTCGTCAGGGGGTTTCCTTTGCAGGATTGGAAGCAGCCGACGCGGCGTCCTTGGCTTCCTCCTCGGCCATAAAGGCCTCTTCCTCCGGCGACATGATCGCCACGTCCGCACCCTTGGAGATAGCCAGGGCGGAGTTGAGCCAGATGGCCTGACACTCTGGCATCTCCCATGCGCGCTTCTCGTCGATGCCAGATGCAATAAGGTTGGCTACAATGCTTAGGGGCCAAGGGACGCCCTTATCCCCGGCTGACTTCTTGGCCGTTTGCTCCCAGAACTTTGGCCAATGGGCGACCAGGATGTAGTCCGCAAATGCCTTAAGATATGCCTCAAAACGAACTGGGTCACGCATCAGGCGCATGATCCGCAGCTGGTCCTTCCAGCCAATGCGGCCGCCTAGTGGTTCTTCAGCGCAAACCTGACATGCAAAAAGGAGGTCTCCAGGCGTGATGCCGCGAGAACCAGTGACGAGCGGGGATTCAAAGGCCGTTAGCCGTACCCGGTACTTTAAGCACCACGGGTAGAGAGTTCGACCTAGCATCCTTGGAAGGGGAGCCGGGTCGATGAAGGCGTTTAGGAACCGTTTGTCCATGCCGCCTAGTGTAGCCCACTTGGGGCTAAGTCAATTAGACAGGCGTGATGCCTTCGTAGTCGATGGCCGTCACGGTGACAGCGGTGAAGCCCTTGTTTGAGCCCTTCTCGTCAATCTTCGTGACAGTACCAGCAAAGGAAACGGAAGCCGAGCCAGACGGGTAGGCGGTGGCGGCGTTAAGCGTGAAACTGAGAGCCACGCCGAGGACCGGCATCGTAGAGGTCTTGCAGATACCTTCGATGGTAATCTCGGACTTACGATCGTCGAGGCGGTGGGTCTTGGTCAGGCCAGTCTCGTCGACCACCGTGGCCTCGGCGTTGAACGAGGAGGAGAGCGAGTAGCTCTGGACGAAGAGGTTGGTGACGGTACCTGCGACACCGTAGAGACAAGTGACTCCGTTAGAGATAGCGGCCATTTGTAATTGCAGGGTTTGGTAACCTTACGCGGGGAAGACGGCTAGTAGGTCGAACGTGAACGAGGTCGCCCAGGAGCGCTCGTCGATGCCCTCATCCTCGGAACCCATTGTAACGTCGTAGCAGGACGCGTCGCCCGTGGCCGTGAAGGCCGCCTTGATGGAGGTCAGGTCACGCATATTGCCGGACAGGGCGGCGCAACGGGCGCGGTGATCTGCGAGGGTCGTGTCGTCGGCGTTCGAGAAGAGGGTGATGCGAACCGAGCAGGAGAAGTTGCCTTCGCCTTCTGGGAGGTCGGACGGAGCCCGGGCAGACTCGCAGAGGACCACGGCCTTGGGCAGGGTCTGAGTTGCGGCGCTGTCGCCCGTCAGGAACGTGACGGTGGTCAGCCCGGTCTGGGTTGAGAGGTAAGTCGCGACGGTGGCCTCGAGGATGTGACGGATAGATGCAGTGCCCATAGGGTTAAGTTAGTTAAATGTTAATGGCAGCGTATTTGAGGTGCTTGCGCATACGACTGACCATTTGCTTGCGACGGTTGATGATTACCAGCGGTATGACGGAGGCATCTACGCCGATGTTGTTGACGTTGCCTTGAGTATTGGTGACCGTCAGTTCAATGCGTTTGAAAGAGGTGTCGACCAGCAGGTTGCTGGTACCTCGGGTGGTGTGTCGGTTAATCCAGGCTACGTTGAGGAGGGCGACGCCAAAGTTCTTTTCGATGCCGTTAATCTTGGGCTTAGGAAGCGATCGCAGGGCCGATGCCCAGCCGGACTTGACCATGCCGACCATAGCTTGGCGTTCCTTGATGTACGCCGATAGGTCGCCCTTGCTCTCGACCAGCAGCTTGATTTGGGTCGTTCGGACGTTCTTGCCAATGCGGCCACCAAACTTGCCTTTGATGCGGTCATGCAAAGGACGTAGGTCACTAACATAGCCTTGACCGTATTCGCTTTGAATAGGGTTGGTTGTGTTAAAGTAGTTCTTGGCTTTAGCGAAAGCCCGGGTGTAGTCCTGGTCATTGGCAATCTTGCGCATGATTGGGGACAGTCCCTTGAGGGCTTCGAGCTTACCGCCGCCAATGATTTTGTTGAATAGGCTTAGGTCGTTAGACTTAGTAGCGTAAGCCAGTTGATTGGCGAGCAGGGCCGAGGCTGAGTTGCTGTTACGGTCATTGGCCGCAACGAAGATTTTGCGGATGTCTCCAGCCACGGCGTTATCGCCTGCGGTCTGGGCGGCCTTCGATAGGCCACGGCCTCCGCCCTTCGGCATGGGAGGGGTAAAGGTTGCCGCGTCTTGGCAGATAAGGGCAGCCTGCTCAAGGGTGGCGTCGCGCATAGACTGCCCGGTCTTCGCCGCAAACCGTTGCAGGGTTGCGATGAACTTATTGACCGAGGCCTGATCTAGTACGACCTTGACCACGGCGTTACTGGTTGTCGTCGATGACGACGAGCGTGATCCATGCCGACGCAGGCTTGTAGGTCTGGGTCGTAATGCGGACGGTCTTCCCGCCAGCGACAATTTTCTTCCCTTGGCCTAGGCTGGCGATGGGGACACCTGCCGACAGTAGGGCCGCCGATGACCCATTAGACCCGTCTGGCAGGGTCCAGGAGGCCGTTACAGCGGGCATCCTGACCGAGTACTGGGTCCGCTCCATATACCCCCCTGCTTCGAGGACGGTCATCACGGCAGGGTCGGAGATAAGGCACTGGAAGGTGATGGCCCCAGAGTTGGCGGTTCCGGCTACGCCGAAGTCCGCAATCATCTCTTTGGCGTCAGCGAGAAAGTCAGCGTAGAGGCTCATCCTATCAATGCCCCGTTTGGGAACTAGGCACAAAAAAAGGGCCCCTTTCGGAGCCCTTTAAGTTCGTAGCCTTTAGGCCGCTATTAGGCGGTCTTGAGGCGGACGAGGGAGGTCGAGCGACCGACAGCAGCGCCGAAGAGCAGCGTGGCGGTGACGTTCAGGAAGCCGGACTGTTCCATGCCGACGAGCACCTGCACACCGAGACCCGTGCCAGCGTCCGTAGCGTTCGAGACTTCGAAGCCAGGGATGCCTTCGGAGTCAGGCAGAGCGGAGGCGAAGGCGATAGCGTCAGGACCAGCAACCCAACCAGCCAAGTTTTCGGAGTTGGTAGCGAGGTTAGCGAACTGATAGATGCGGGCACCGGCG